GAGCGAAGGGAGAGTCGGATGGCAGACATCCTGAAGCGGCTGCAAACCTTCTACGAGAACGCCGACTGCAACGAGTCCCTTTATGACGTAGGGCAAGCGGTCGATGAACTGAAGCGGCTGTATGCCGAACGTCGCTGGATTCCGGTGAGCGAGCGACTGCCTGACGATGAGGCGGAAGCCCTGATTGCGTTTGAGGACCGCTCAATCGGAGTGGCTTATGCCGTGTTTCATCACGTCGAGGAAGATGGCAGCCAAAAGTGGACGGACGGCAACGGATTTGAGTTGAAGCAGCCGACCCACTGGATGCCGCTACCTGAGCCGCCGGAGGTGAAGTGATGGGATACGTCATGGTGAATAAGAACACGGTCGAGCAGGCCGATGGCTGCCGCAAGGAAGTGATGCGGGCCGCAATCGACCTGTGTGCTGGCAGGATCACGCTTCCAGAGTTCAACAGCACCTCGCTGGATTTTGCTTGGGCTTCGGAACTCTGCTACAGCCAGCCCACGGCAGGGATCACCCCGTGGCTCTTGGAGCAACTGAACGACTTCTACCCAGTGGAAGTCGAAAAGGCGGACGATGGGTACGTCGTCACCTACCGACACAAGAGCCTTGCCAAGCAGCCCGAGGCGGCGATCCCGTCCGGCCTATACGACGGGCGGCACCCGGTTCGCGTCGAGGTCGAGACTATCGGCGGCGAATTTGACGTTGTCACGATGGATTACGTCGGCCATGTAGATCGTCACTTCAAGGTTGAGTTTCAAGAAAAGTGGATGAGGTGAAGTGATGGAAGTAATCAGCGGCAAGATGCACACGCTTACGGATCGGTGGGTTTCCGTGAAAGACAGGCTGCCCGACACGCACGTCGTGCTGGTCTACGACGGGCTGGAAATGTTCGAGGCGAGGTTCTTTTCGGGCCTCAATTCGTTGCCGTACTTCTACTCGCAGGACACGGGCCACCTGCCGGATGTCACGCACTGGATGTCGCTTCCAGAAAAGCCGCTCCGGCGGTAGTGCGCTATCGCGGCGACATAAGGCTGCAAGCCAACTGGACGCTAGGCATAGGCTGAACGCATGCCAGCACGCATACCAAGCCACAGGCCGCCCAGGCTGAGAACACAGCCAAGGCGTGACGACTCAGCCAGGCCCAACGCAGCGGCACGAGGCTACTGCTCGAAGGCCCACAAGGCTTGGCGTCAGGCCGTGCTGAACAAGTGCAACTGGCAATGCGTGGACTGCGGGCGCGTGGCCCACGGTCGAAGCATGCACGCCGATCACGTCGTGCCTATCAGCCAGGGTGGCGAACGGTATGACGTGGGCAATGGCGAGGCCAGATGCCTGTCGTGCCACAGTAGGAAGACGCGGCGAGAGACGGCCACACGAATGGTTTGACAAACATGCCACCATCGGTCTCCACAAGCAAAGGAGACCATTCGCATGGCATGCCGCAAGTGTGGTTCGGATTGGAAGACGGCGACCGGAAGAGATTGCCAGCGCTGCCCGCACTGCGACAAGGTGCAGCGTCATCTGGCCAGGAAGGCTGGCCGCTGGGTCGAGGTGACCGAGCAGGCCACCTGCAAGAACTGCGGAAAGCAGTTCACAAATGTCGGGGCTAATGTCGGCAAGGCCAAGTGCTGCTCGCCAGAGTGTGCTGACGCCTGCCAAAAGGCTTGGAGAAAGGCTTACTCAGCCGAGTACAGCAGCGGCCGCCGCAGGGGCACACAGGCCAGTAGACGCCTGCCAAAGCCCACCTGCAAGCGATGCGGCCAATCGTTCAGGCGGAAGTATGGCGGCAACGACGCAAACCTGTATTGCAGCAAGAGGTGCTTCTACGACGCACGCAATGCAGGCGATCACAAATGGGACAGGACGAACCAGCTCAAGGCAACGTGGCACAAGATGGGGCCGTACTCGTCAGCCCCGTCAGTAATGGCCATGCGGCATATAGCGAAGTGCTGGAAGCAAGTGTTCAAGTGCCAGCGGCTTTTCTCTCGCATGGCGGCCCTCTCATCCCAAGAACGCAAGTGCGAGTTGTGTGGCGGGCGATGCAATGAAGGCGCATCGCGGTTCTGCTCAAGGCGGTGCATGCGAAAAAGCAAAACCGTGGCCAACTGCAATAAGTGCGGCGTTAGGGTGGTGGTCCGTGGAGTTTCTTGCGGACCGAACGGCGTAATGTGCTGCGAGTGCCGCACGGCCTCAGCTAAAGCGTCACGCCGGGAAGCCAAGCGTCGATATGGCAGAAACCACAGGTCGCGTGCGAGGCATCACGGAGTGCGTTACGAGAGCGTGCCGGTTGGGGACGTGTACGCGCAGGACGGCTACGTCTGCCAGTTATGTGGCCGCAAGTGCTTAAATAAACCAGCGTGGAACAAGAGGACAGGGAAGATTCATCCCTTGTCGCCGACGATAGACCATATCGTGCCGATGTCGCTTGGTGGCCCACACGAAAGGCACAACCTCCAAACGGCCTGCTTTCGATGCAACAGCATCAAGGGTGCTCGGGCGGTCGGTCAGATGAGGCTGCGGATGTAGCGAGCGTACCCGGCGTGCCTCGGATCATACCGACCCTCAATGAGCAATACCGTACGTAGAAGCCGAAAACGCGTGCCCGCAAAACTCCGCAGCGTTTTTGGGAAGGCCGATCAGCACTCAGGACCGACTTCCGGCAATCCGCAAAAAAACGGCACCTCTCAGGCGATCCAGTAGCGCCTCGGAGTGTGGAGCAACAAAAAACTACCTAACAGTTTCGTAAGGTTATGGCACGCGTCGGACGCAAACCAAAGACGGCTGCCCAAAAACTGCTTGAGGGCAACCCCGGCAAACGGCAGATTCGTCCCGACCTCCCGGCCCCGTCCGGTGCGCCGCCGATGCCGCAGCGTTTGATGGTCGAGCCCCAGGCCGTGGCTAAGTGGAACGAGTTCGTGCCGCTCCTGCTCGAACTCGGCACGCTCACCCAGGCCGATGGCGAAGCCTTGGCGACTTTGTGCGAGGTCTATGCTGCAACGCAGGCGTGCCTTTTGGAGTTGCGGGCGACCGGCCCGGTGATGCGGACGGACCTCGGTGGCGTGAAGCCGAACCCGGCAGGCCCGCTATATCGAAGTTTAGTGGCGCTCCAGGCGTCGCTAATGGGCGAGTTTGGATTGACCCCTACCAGCAGGACACGGCTAGGTGGCAAAGAAGAAAAGCCAACCGACGAAGTTGAAGAGTTCTTCAAGATCCACGGCGCGTGAACTCACGCCCGAGGGGCAGAAGAAGTACGAGCGAGTTGTCTGGTTCTTTGAGAACATCTTGCGGCACAGCAAGGGCCAGATCGCTGGGCAGCCTTTCAAACTGCTGCCCTGGCAGCACCATGTTCTCCGCGAGCTCTTCGGGCGGCTGAATCCAGATGGCACGCGGCAGCATCGCGTTGGGTACATCGAACTCCCGAAGAAGCAAGGCAAGAGCACCACGCTTGCCGGGTTGGCTCTCTATCTGACCGGTTTCGACGGTGAAAAAGGTGCTGAGTGCTACGGGGCGGCTAGCGACCGTGAGCAAGCAGGGATCATATACAGGGAGGCCGCCAGCATGGTTCGGGCCTCGCCTGCGCTGTCCAAGTATTTCGACGTGATCGACAGCCGGAAGACGATCATTCACAAGGCCAGCAACTCGTTCTATCGGGTGCTCTCGGCGGATGCGTTCCGTGCCGAGGGGCTCAACATCCACGCCCTGCTCTTCGATGAGCTTCATGCGCAAAGGGACCGCCGCCTCTGGGCTTTCGCCCCTGGCTGAGAAGCCGGGGGCGAAGGCCGGGGCAAAAAACGCGACGCGCTAAGGTACGGTGGAGCAGCCAGACGATCGCCGCTCCTGCTCTCGATCACGACGGCGGGGTACGACCGCAAGAGCATCTGCTGGGAGCAGCATGCCTACGCCGAGCGGTGCATCGCCGATCCCACGGTAGACCCAGCCTTCTTTGGCTGCATCTACGCCGCATCGCCAGACGACGATTGGAAAGACCCGAAGACGTGGCACAAGGCGAACCCGTCGCTGGGTGAGACAATCACGGTGGAGTCGTTCGCCGCCGACGCCCGCGAGGCCGATCAGTCGCCCTCGAAGCTGAACTCATTCCTGCGATACAGGCTCAACGTCTGGACCACGCAGGATACTCGCTGGATCAGCCCCGATACCTGGGCCAAGTGCGGCGGCCCGCTGCGGGACGAACTGGAAAAGCGGGAGTGGTACGCGGGCCTCGATCTCGCGACCACCTACGACTTGTCGGCCTTCGTGATGGCGAGCCAGGCGGACGACGGAACCTTTGACGTGATGCCGTTCTTCTGGGTGCCGCAGGAGAACGCGGCCGAGCGGACGCAGCGCGACAAGGTTGACTACATCGGCTGGATTCGCGACGGGCATATCAGGGCGACCGATGGCAACGTCACCGACTACGACGTGATCCGCCGGGACATCGTGGAACTCTCGCAGCGGTTCAACATCCGGCAGGTGGGTATCGACCGCTGGAACGCCACCCAATTGGCCACGCAACTGCAAGGCGAGGGGGTGAATGTGACAGGCTTTGGACAAGGGTACGGCTCGATGAGCAGCCCGAGCCGCGCCCTCGAAAACTACATCATGTCGGAGAAGATCCGCCACGCCAACCACCCGGTGCTCTCGTGGATGGCTGGCAACGTAGCGGTGCAGACCGACCACCAAGGCAACATCAAACCGAGTAAGGCGAAGAGCACGGAACGCATCGACGGCATCGTGTCGCTGGTCATGGCCCTCGGGCTGCACGCGACGGCCACGGCCCCGCCACCCGAACAATCCTGGGAACTGTTCACGATATGAGCGAAAACGCCGCCGACTTCAGGATGTTCGACCTGCGTGGCATCGACTGGCCCGAGGTTTCGCCGTCTCGCACGCCCTCGGGCATCCGCGTCAACGCCGACAACTCGATGGCGTGCTCGGCGTACACGGCCTGCATCCGCGTGATCTCGGATGCCGTCTCCGCCCTGCCGCTCCACGTTTACGAGCGGATGGCGAACGGCGGCAAGGCGAAGGCCACGGCCCACCCCGTGTATCGCCTGCTCCACCAGCAGCCGAACCCCTGGCAGACGGCGCAGGAATTCAGGGATTGGATGACCGGCATGTACCTGCACTACGGTGCGAGCTACGCCGAGATTCGCCCCGGTGCTCGCGGTGCCGTCTCTGAACTGTGGCCGCTGCACTCGTCGCGGATGGAGTGCGAGCGGCTGTCTGACGGGACGCTGCGGTATCGGTATCGCGAGCCGAGCGGGCGCGAGACGATCTACAGCCAAGACCAGATTTTCGCCCTGCGGTTCACGACCGAGGACGGGATTCGCGCGATCCCCACCTACAAGATCTTTCAGAACGCGATCGGGCTGGCCCAGGCGTTGGAGGCCCACGGGTCCACCTACTTCGGCAACGGTGCCCGGCCCGGCATCGTGCTGGAGAGCGACAACCCGATTCCGGTGGAGGCGGCCGAGCGTCTCCGCGAACAGTGGGAGCGGATGCACAGGGGCGCAGATCGTGCGTTCCGCACGGCGGTCCTGCCCAACGGCGTGAAGGCCCACGAGCTCAGCGGCTCGAACGAGGCGGCGCAGTTCCTTGAAACGCGGCAGTACCAAGTCATCGAAATCTGCCGGGCGTTCCGCGTGCCGCCCCACATGATTCAGGATCTCACCCGCTCGACCTACTCGAACATCGAGGTGCAGGGAACCGAGTTCGTCCAGCACTGCCTGCTGCCGCACCTGAAGCGGTGGGAAGCCGCGATCTCCCGCGACCTCATCGTGGACGACGAGACCTACTTCGCGGAGCACAGCGTCTCGGGCCTGCTCCGTGGCGACCACGCGAGCCGGTCGGCCTACTACGTCTCTGCCCTTCAGAATGGGTGGATGACGATCAACGAGATTCGCGAGCTTGAGAACCTGAACCCGATCGGGCCGGATGGCGACCGCCACTTCGTGCAACTCAACATGACCACGCTCGACAAGGTTGGCCAGGAGCAACCGGCACCGGAGCCGATGCCAGCGCCGCCCGTCGAGGACGAGGAAGGCCCGGCCGACGACGCCGAGGACCAGGCCGAACAGGAGAACCCGACCGATGGAAATTGAACGCCGCTGCCTGACCGTAGACGAAGCCCCGGAGTGCGAGCTGCAAATCGAGACGCGCACCAGCGGGCGCGAGGCGATCCGTGGGCTGGCGGTGCCCTACAACCGGCTTTCCCTCGACCTCGGTGGCTTTCGCGAGCGAATACTGCCCGGTGCCTTCGACAAGGTGCTGAACCGCCAGCGGGGCAAGGGCGAGATTCTTTCGTACTACAACCACAACAGCGACATGCTGCTGGGCCGCGAGTCGGCTGGCACACTTGAGATCATCGCCGACGAGCGTGGCATCTCGTATGTCGTAGAGCCGCCGGATACCTCGGCAGGCCGTGACGTTCTCGCCCTGGTGCGGGCTCGCCTGCTGACGGGCAGCTCCTTCGCCTTCACCGTGAGCCAGAAGGGTGAGCGCTACACGACGGACGAGGGCGGCAAGGCGATCCGCGAGATCGTGGAGGCTTCCGGCCTTTACGAGGTTGGCCCCGTGAACGTGCCCGCCTACGGCAGTGCGACGACTGCGGTGGTGTCCCGGCGGTCCTATGAGGCGTGGCTGGCGGAGCAGGCTGCGGCCGTCGAAGCCGACACCGATGCCGAGCCGGAAGTGAAGAAGGCCGTGCGTTCGCTGGTCCGTGACGCCGCTGCGGCGTGGGCACTGAGGCTTCGCCGTGTCTGAAGCACGCTGCACCTGCGGCGAGAAACTCCGTTGCCGTTCCAGCCGCCCCTGCGGTGACGAGCGGCAGCGGTATCTGCGCTGCCCCCGGTGCGGGGCGCGGGCGGTGGCGTTTGTCAAAACAACAGTTTCCGAAGTGCGCTTCTGCAAGAGGTCGGCCCGCTGACGGCATCGTGGCTCTTAGGCAATACCGCCTCGGAGAACCACAAGTGGACAACCTCAAGAAGCTTCAGGACGAGGCGGCTGCCCTCGCCAACCGGATCGACGCCGTTCGTGCGATCGAGGCCGAAGACACGACCGCTCGCGATGTCGAACTGATCGACCTCAACAAGCGTGCCGACGAACTCACCGCCAAGATCGACTTCGAGAAGAAGGTCGTCGAGTCGGCCAAGAGCCTGCGGTCCGTGGTCGAGCGTTGCTCGCCCGCCCCCGAGGTCCGCGCCGACGAGCCCAAGGTCCGCATCGAGGCCGTTCCCTTTTCGGGCCGCCTGCGTGCGTTCAACAGCGTTGAGGATGCCTACAAGACGGGCATGTGGCTGAAGGCCAAGAGCGGCGACGCCGAGGCCAAGCGGTGGTGCCAGGATCACGGCGTTGAGGCCCGTGCGATGGGTTCGACCTCGGCGAACAGCGGTTCGGCCGTGGTGCCCGATGTGCTCTCCTCAACGGTCATCCGGCTCGTCGATCAGTATTCGGCTTTCGCTCAG